ATGCCGAATACAGACCTACTCCCTTCCCTACTCTCCAAGCTCTATGAAAATCAGCTTGCTCTGGAAGCATCCATCATGGAGTTATCGAACTGGGTTGAGCAGCGCGGCTCCGCAGATGTAGCCGAGAATATCCGGGGCGCTCTGCACACCATCGACGAGAATGAAGAGTTTATAAAACTGACCCTGGCAGTGCTCATGGCGCCGGAGTAAATCCTACAGCTCGTCGCTTCAAATCGCGTCACGTCAAAAGCTCGATAACTGTATGCACATGCAGTTATCGGAAATCAAACCATGCCCATCGATGAAGGCTCGGACGAGCATGACGGCTTCGTGATCATCACCGCCGACAGTGCTGCACCAAGTCGCCCCCTCCGAGTGGTTCAAGGTTGATTGTGCCGCGGGTAATGCGAGAGACACCATAACTTAATAATTAGAGCGGGGCTCAATTCAGCGCTTATAATTAAAGGCTTTTGACCAAATAACAAAATATTTTAACCCTTCAGTACTATAGGCGCCTTGTATCTGTACAACAATCATCTACGATCAAAAGGCACCAGACTTTCTGGCGATGAAAGGAATTTTTAAGTCTTGAAAAAGGAGATTCATCATGAGCGTAATCGCAAAACTCGACAGAGACATGATTGCAAGCGACTTTCATGAGGCAATGAAAAATGCTTACACAGACAAAAAACTTTTAGATGAGGCTGTAGAGGGAATAAAATCCACCACAGCAAAGTACCCAGCCCAAGGAACAATTGCCTCTTTCCTTTTTTATCAAATGATAACTGTAGACATTACAAACGGAAAAAAATTTAACGGAAAGTCCGGCGGAATAGCTTTTCCAGGAGGGGGCGGCTCGTGGGGCGACGTATATACAAATGACATAGATCGTCTATACCGTAACACTCACTCCTTCCAGTTCATAACCACTCCAGTTTACTTCACTGTAAATTTCTTTGATGGGAGCAGTAATTTCCTCGGAACCTTCCAAGCCGGCGCCCTTAGTACATCGACTGGCACAGGGGGCGGAACTGGTAGCTGGGAATAATTAGCCTAAGTAAAAATAGTAGAAGAAGCCCTTTCGAAAACTGACTAATTGAGAGGGCTTTTTAATCATTTCCAGATCAGGCTATATCAACTAACAACAAACCATAACCGCCGACTGAAATTCTCTTTCACTATCCCCTATAGGAACTCAGCGCAGACGCGCCTCATCTGGAGGTCGATCGATATGCTCCTCTGACATCCTTCCGACTAAATAAAATCCCTATCAATTCACTTCCCTCACATAGGCCTGGCACGCCCGCAGCGCGATCACGGCGTTATCCCCGTCGTCGGTGATTGCGATAATTCGTTGAGCATGCGCTGGGTCAAGTTGGGCTCGACGGGCTGCATGAACCACGCCGACGGCGCCGGGGGTGGCAGGCACGTTGCAGCCACTGGCTGAGTCCGTGGCGTCGAGAAGGACTGACAGCCGCACATCAGCAGTGGCAAGGCGATCGCGCAGAGCAGCCTGGTTACGTTGGGCATCGGAGAGTTCTCGAGTATGTTGTTGATCAGCTTCAGCCACGGTTTTCTCCATGGCCAAGCGCTTGCCCTGCTCGGCGCGCACCTGGGCGGCGGCGGCATTGCTGATGGCGGCCAGGTCATCCTTATGCAGGCCGGCCTGCTCCGCGAGCTTCTTGCCCATGCGCCAGTCCTGCACCTGCCAGGTGACGCCGGCGGCGGTGGCCATCAGCACCAGGATCAGCACCACCAGACCGACCAGCTTCTGCACCGGCGTCATGCCAGCACCTTCAGCGCCTGGTCGTACAGCGCCTGGCGATCATCCTGACCGGTGAGCCCACCATTGATGCGCCGGGTGATCTTCACGAACTCGCCCCGATCCGCCAGGGTGTTCAACCCACGGGTAGACCAGAACCAGGCCGCCGACATCGCGGCGTACTGCGGCTGCTCGAGCAGCTCGGGCCGATTGATCAGGTCAAGGCCCAGGGCCTCGCCGCACGCCGCGTAGTTCGCCCGGCCGGTGATCTGGATAAGACCCCGGCCACGGTACTTGGAGCCGTCGCCCTTCACCGTGTTGCCCAGATCGGCACGGCCTTCGTACGTAAGCTGCTGCGCAGTGGGGCCCCAGATCTCGCGCACGTAGCGCAACTGGCCGGACTCGTGCCCGATCTGGGCGATGAAAGCGGCAACCCGGAGTGAGCCGACAATGCCGTAACGGTTCATGGCTGTGTTCAGGGCAGGAACAAAAATGCCGGCTTGGCGGCCGGCGTTCGGGAGGATCTGCAGTAACTGCTGCTCAGTGATAGGCATGCTTTTCTCCAGGCAAAAAAATACCCGCTCATGGCGGGCCTCGGTGCTGATTTGGCTTCAGGCATCTAAGGCTTCGGCGCTCACCGGCAGCGGGAATCGGGCCTTGATCGCCGCAACCGATGCAAGCCATGCACTGTAGTCAGGCTCAAGCCCCTGGCTCAGGGCGTCGTAGTCTGCCTCCAGGCGCAACGGATCAGACTCTGAAAGGTAGGCTGTCCGGCGATTGCTCAGCACAGCATCAAGATCGATCTGGGCTTTATCGGCCAGCAATTGATCTACGGTCTTCATCTTGCTGAAATCAATATTCATTTGGGCAGACTCACGTTGCCATCAGGCGGGCTGACTATGTCGAGGGGGAAGTTGGCAGAGTCAGTGGCCTCTGGGCCGCACGGCAGCAGAAGCGTGATGATGAGTTCGCCGTTGAGTCGGGTGACATCACCTACAACGAAGTCGCAATCTACTGCCGAGCCCGGCAGCACCGCCCCTTCTGGAAGTGCACGAAAGTCGAAGCGCTCTCCGTTAATTGTTAAAACATCGCTGCGCTTGCTCAAAACAAGAACGTCATCACGTCGCTGCGGACATAGCTTTATGATCATTGGAACCACCTGCCGATTGATACATATGAGAGCATGTAGCTTTGAGTTACATCAGCCTTTAACTGCGTGTAACCACCGCTGCCCGAAGTTGCCACTGAGCTTACCCTTGTAATGTTCACGTTATCGTTGCTTAAAGGGAATTCCATGGTTGTGGTCATGCTCGGTTTTGACGAGAAAACCGCAGGAAAATTGTAAGGAGCAACGGCAGTAACATTGGCCGTTGCAGCTAAGGATATTGCGGTCCGCCAACAGATCATAGTTCCATCAGCAAACTTAGTATATTCGCCGTTTGAGTTCGAGCCACGTTCGATTATCGATCCGGTCGGCGCGCCCCCGGACTGTGATACCGTCCCGACCATTACGGAGGAGGACAGCTTGACCGCAGTGCCAGTTGCATTGCCATTTCCTCCTTTTTCTATCGGTAAGATCTCATAGTTGCCTGTTGTACCAAGTGCAGCGAGCTTGATGCCAAACTGGTTTACCAAGCTATTGAAGGCATCTGACAGAAGCTTGTCATAGCCCTGCACCGGCATGATTGAGTAAGCGGCGCCGGTAACTGTAGGCCCTTTATATGCTGGCAGGATCGAAATCACCGTGGTGCTGGCAACGTTGGCAACCTCATAGGTTGCGCCATCAGGCCCGACGAATGAATCACCATTTCTGCAACTCGCTGCAAAATCCAGGTTCGCCCCTATAACGGTGTTACTCCCGTTTTGAACTGATACCGTTCCAGCCCTCTGCCAAACCATATTTTTCTCCAGATTTTAAAAAAAGAACAATGCGGCTATGGAAAACAGCCTCCAATTAGATCCTATGAAATAGGTTTAGCGAAGGCTACAGGCGTATATAGCGCTGTTAGAATATCAACCCCAACAACTTGCATGACTAACCTATTATTTGCGTAATCCCACACAGCATACATATTTCCTTGTCGAGATGTCCCTCCCGCCACATCCATTGCGACATTATTCAGAAGCATATAGTCGCCAGTATCAAGCGGGGTGTAAGCTGTCCAACTTAGCCTAGATGTTCCTTGCCCGGTAGGGGACGACCCAAGATAAGACCATCCAGTAATTGTTCTGGTAAATTGAGCGCAAGGAGTCCCATTATCAAACAAAAGCTTCGCTGCACCATCCCACACCCTAAAACCGTATGTTGCGGTTGGAGAAGATTGAAAAGCCGCGCAAAACCACTTACCTGACGAAGATTCACCCACAATACCTCTAAATGAAAAACCGGTCCAAGCACCGGCCGACCCATTAACAAGACAAAAGCACATTGTGCAAGACTGGGAAGGGCGCACAAATACTAGTGGCGGCTCAGATGAATTTATAACAGAAGGAAATGAAACGCTAACCCCACTTCCTCCATTAACCCAACTGCCTTTGTACAAAACGACAAGCCTTGAAAATTCAGAGTCAAGTACGACAACGTCGCTATTATTTGAAAACTGAATACCAAAAGACATTACCTGATCCTCATAACAAGAAGCCTCTGAGCACTTAGTCCAAGGGGGCCGGTATTCCTACCAGGATAACCGTAATACACCGTAACTCCATCAACAGATACAATCGGCGTGTACTGAATCGAGTAATTGCTTTGGGCGGATGTGTCATACGCGGCAATAGGAATGCAAATAGCAGAGTGCGTTGCGGGGTTAACACCTGGGATAGATATATATCGAGCTCTACCTGGTGCAGGTACGCCCGCCTGAACTATCTCGGAATGAACAACCCGAACCGTAAAGGAATTTTCATCGAGCTCAAGGAGGCCGGTCGGCCCCCAAACTCTCGCTCCGTAGCTCATGCGGACAAATCTCCCCACTGATAACGCTTAACGCCGTTCTCGTCGAAAACTTTGCCGCCTGCATTGTTGATAACCTGGCGTGCCTGACCAGCACCCAAAGCGCTATTGATCTCGAACGTTCCGTTGAAAAACAGCTTCCAACCACTGACGCCAGCCACATAGTTGTTGGACTGGATGTAGTTGCCGATCTTGGCGTTGGTGATTGACCCGTCCTCCAGGAAAGCCGAGCGGATAAAGGTCTGTCCACCAGATACCGAGAACGGCGACACCGGCACACCGTTCGCCAGGTTCAGCAGCATGAACGTGTCAGCCCTGACCACGAACTGCGACGACACTCCAGACGGATCTACCTGCAGGCCCAGGCCAAACGCTGCGGCGTACTTCTGGCCCCCGGCGGTGGTCTCCATCTTCACCGACCATAGGGTTTGCAACTGCCCGTTGGTGTTGGCCAGCGCGCTTGAGGTTTCCTGAATGGCAGACGTATTCTGGCCCACCGTTGCCTGCAAATGCGTAGTCTTGGTCGCCTCGGCCTCGATATCCGAAGCTCTAACCTTGGCTTCTTCGACGATCGCGGCCGTGTTGGCCCATCCCTTCAATGCGTCTGCCTTCGCCCCACTACCACTGTCATCGCGCGTAGAAGCACGAAGAGCGTTGGTGGTGCTGGCCTGGGCTGAAACCACGCCGTCAAGTTCAGTGATGTCTGCGGTATTCGTTGCGACCTGCTGCGCCAGGCCATTGGCCGTCTCCACCGATTGCCCTACATCCAACCAGTACGTGGCGTTGGGCGGCGGGTTGCTGACCGGCACCTCCTGCTTCGCCTGGTAGATGCGATCGCCAGCCACCACCATCTGACCTTGCAGGTACACCTGCGTAGGCACGTACGCCCCAAGACTATCGAGGCCGTCGATCTGATCCTGCAAACCATCCAGTTCGCTGATCAGGTCCTGGCCCAACTCGGTCTTGCTGATCTTTCCAGCGAGCATTTCCAGGATCGGGCCAGCGTCTGCACTGGCTTGCCCCATCACGCCGTTGTCTACGGGATAGAACGGGCCGATGTTGCCGGTCCGGTCCACCAGACGCGCCCAGAAGAAGAACTGCGCGCCAGCCTGAAGCGCCTGCATGCTGTAATCCGCCTGGGGGTGCGCCAGGTCAGCTAACTTGGTTGCCACCGACAAGTCATTGGCCTGGCCATACCACAACTCAGTGCGCTGGGTGTCCTCCGACCCTGGTGGGAAGCCCCATTTGATGCCGATGCCGAAAAGTTCGCTGGTAGTGGTCAGGAACGCCACCGCCGGCGGCAATCCGACCTTTCCTTCCAGGTTGGTCAGGTTGGAGCTTTTCCAGACCGAAGAGATCTCGAAGGCGCTCACCGAACGCACCCGGGCTAGGTAGGCGCCCGAGTAAATGCCGGTGACGTCAACGCTTGTCGCGCCCGTGCGCTGCAGCTTGATCCAGTTGCCGCTGTCCTTGCGCCATTCCACGTCATACGCGACAGCGCCAGCCACAGCAGGCCAGGAGATGTTCATGGTGCTGATAGCCAGGCCCTGATCCACGGAGTAGTTCGACGTGATATCGACGCTCGCCGGGGCAGGAACGACGGTGATCGGCACAACGCTGATTGGGCGCGCCTCCAGTCGCGCCCCGGTGTCGATGTGATCGAACTTGCTCGGGTCGTACTGCACGGCCGATATTTCAAACACGCCAGGCTCCGGCCGCGCGACGCTGACCACGCGATAAAGCGGGATAGCCAGGTCGTCAGCATCCAGCGCCCACACCAGTTCGCGCTCAGGCGCAACGGAGTATTCAACGGTTACAGTGACTTGCCGGCCACTGACCTGCTGTACGGTACGGCCCTCACACTTGCCGTCGGGCAGGTTGAGGATAAGCCGGTCGCCGGGCTTGGCTTGGGTGTCGCGGTCCAGGGTGATGACCTTCCCGTTCACCGCAGCAATGCGCCCGCCCACCGGCCGACCGGCCAGGAGTTCGTCGGCGATCGGGATCACGTAGCCAGGCAGCGGGATGCGCCCGTCGAGGCCGACCTTGAAATTGACGGCACGGTCTTTGGAGTTGGTGAGCAGCGCCCACTTGCCTCGGCGCTGGGCCTCGGATTCTCGGGTGCAGCCGATGGCGCTGATTTCCAGCGGGTTGTCGCCGTAGCGGCGCTGAAGCTTGGCATCCGTAACGGCAGTGACGTCGGTGTCGTAATTGTTCAGCGGGTTGTCGTAGCTGATCAACGCGCGAGTGTACCGGGTGCGCTCCGACGCGCTCGAGTAGGTGAACTTGCCGTCGATCACGTTCGCCCGGGTGTAGGCGAAGTCGAAGTCGGTAGCCCGCGGCATATCCGCCAGCGTGAATACCTGGCCCTGGGCCCAGTAGGTCATGCCCCGGTAAATCGCCGAGATATCGCGCAGCAGCGACCAGGCGTCAGCCTTGCTCTGCAGGTTCAAGTTGCAGAGGAAGCGCGGTTCAATGCCGCCCTTCCCGTCCGGAACCAGCTGGTCGCAATACTGCGAGATGCGGTAGAGCTCCCACTTGTCCACCATCCACGGCTTGATGCGGCGGCCCAAGCCGAAACGGTCGTTCGTGGTGATGCCGTAAGTATGCCAAACGGGGTTGTCGGTCCAGGCCTCTTTGAATGTTCCGTCCCAGACGCCTGCATAAGTGCGTGACCTGGTGTCGTAGTTGCTCGGCACCTGCCACTTGCGGCCATCGCAATCAATCGTCACCGCAGGAATGCTACGGAACTGCTCGGCAGAAAACTCGATGTAAAGCAGCGCGGTGTTCGGGTATCGAATCTTCGCGTCGATCACCTCGGTGAAGCCGGCAATCTGCATGGTGTCGGAGATTTTGTTGTTGTTCTGGTTGGCCGTCAGTCGAGTGATGCGCAGCAGCCACCCGGTTGTCGCGCGCGCCAGATTGATGCGTCGGGTTCGCTCGTACAGGCTGGTGGTCTTGCCGGACACGGCCTCGTTCAAAACCTCCTGGTACGTGCCCCCATCCGTCGCTAGTTCGACTTTATACCCGATCGCGTAACCGTTGATGTTGCCGCCGGAGTCCACCGATTGGAGCGCAGGCCAGGCAAAGCGCACACGTACAGCCGATAGCTGGGTATTGGTGATCGCTCGAACCCAGGGCGTGCCGCTGCGCAGCTCGGTGCTGATGGTTGTTTCATTCTCAACCGATGGGATGCCCTGGATATAGGACTGGTCGACAGCCCCGCTGCGCCACTCCCATTTCACGTTCGGGAAGTTCATGTTCCCCTGCGGGTCTTGCAGCGGCGTATTGTCGAGGAAGATGTCCTTGGCGGTAGGTGCACCATCAAACTCGCCCTCACCTACGGCAATAAGCATTTTCGCAATGGCGACGGAACGCAGGCTGTCTGGTGCCTCGGTTGGAGTTTTAGGCTTCTCGGAACCGCCCTTGGCGCCATAAACATCGATCTTGCGTGCTGCGCCCATGCTTTTCTCCAGGCATAAAAAACCGCCTCTTGGGCGGCTTCAGTTTTTCGGGTATTGGCTACATCTGATCTTCGGCGTAAATGGCGGCACTGATGATCGCGCCACCCCAGCGCCGGCGGCCTGCACATAGCGAGACAGGATTGCCGGAGGCCGTTGTGTTCTTGGCGCTACCGAAGGCGTAGCCGGGGGTGTTCTCTGGTGCTGCGCTGGTCTTTAGGCCGCCGGCCTGGGGGCTGAGCATTTGGATTACACCGCCGGCAGCGAGTGCAATGCCCGGAGCAGCAAGAGCTTGAAAACCTGGGATGAAAGAAACGGCGATCAAGATCACGCCGACGATCGTTTGAAGAAGGCCCGCTCTCTTGCTGCCAGTAATGATTGGGGCGATGCGAATCGTTTCCGTCCCTGCGTAATCCAGCTCTTTAGCGCCAAGGTTCTTCGATCCGCGAAACACAGCAAACTCGATGCCCCGCGACTTGGCGTTTGAGATGAACCTTTCCAAACCTGGAATCTGTACACAGAGAGCCTTAATCGCTTCTGCTGGTGAGCGCACAGACAGCCGGAATGACCTTCCAAACCGCCGTAGCTGGCCGTAGAGGACGACGGTGGTAAGCGGTTGGTATTCAATTTTCAGCGCGGCCATATTTACTCCAGGCGTAAAAAAACCGCCCGGAGGCGGCTTGTTTTTAATTTTACTCAGAGGCAGTTCCGGACTGCCTTCTCCATGTCACTTCTGCCCCATCCAGGACCCCATGCCAGTCGTTGAAACAGCTTCACCGAGCTGCCGCTTGAAACCTTGCGGATACTCAGCAGCTCATCTGTCATGTTGTTGCTTGCAGCAACAAGGCGGTATCCGTACTCAGTCTCTGACATCGTCACGTCGCTGCGCGCGTCCTGCCATTTGGGAAATACGCAGAGCGCGTACTTTTTTGGGTCTTTGGCAGAACTGGCGGCAATGCTCGGATCCTTCGACTCAAGATCCCCTGGCGATACACATCCCGCTAGCATCGCCACCGCTACCGCCGCTATCAAAATCCGCATGTCGTTCCCTCTTTGGTTTGGCGGGACTGTAGCACTGAGGGAGCGGATGCAAATAGCCCAGCACGGATAGCAATCGCAGCGAATACCACAGAGGGACAGCAACCTCATCGCTTAAACTTTGAATCGGCTGATCAGCACGCCAAACGACGTCGCCAGTCGCGACAGTTCGGAGCTCGAAGCATTGGTTTGATGTGCCCCGGCCGCTGTTTGCGTGGAGAGATCCTGAATATTGACCAGATTACGATCAACCTCACGTGCAACCTGAGCCTGTTCTTCAGCGGCACTTGCGATCACGAGGTTCTTTTCATTGATGATTGAAACACCCTCAGTGATGCGGTCAAGGGCCTGGCCAGCCTCAATTGACTGCGCCCGCGTATCGGCTGCCAGCTCTTTACTTTTATTCATCGCGAGGACCGCTTCTTCTGCCCCCGAACGAACCTGTTGCATCATCGACTCGATGTCCGCCGTCGACGCCTGGGTCCGATGGGCAAGTGCTCGGACTTCATCGGCTACAACCGCGAACCCGCGACCTTGCTCACCCGCCCTTGCTGCTTCGATGGCCGCGTTCAGGGCCAGTAGATTTGTCTGCTCCGCAATGGCCCTGATCACCTCAAGTACTTTTGTGATCTCGTTGACACGGGTTGCAAGCACTTCAACCTTGCCGGTTGAGTTTGAAATCTCATCAGCCATTGCCCCCACAGAGCTAACGGCTCTGCGCACTTGATCACGCCCTTGCACAGCACTATGACTGGTTTGCTCAGAGGCTTCAGAAGCGCCTGTCGCATTTCGGGCTACCTCTTCCACCGCCGCAGTCATTTCGTTCACTGCCGTCGCCGCTTGCTGAATCTCATCATTCTGTCGCGTTAGGCCGCGTGAGCTTTCCTCCGTGACGGCGTTAAGCTCTTCAGATGCAGAGGCCAGTTGGTCAGCAGCACTGCCAATCTCTTTGACCGTGGTCCGGAGGTTTTGCTGCATTTTGTCCAGCGCACTCAGCAGTACACTGACCTCATCTCGCCCACTAACTTCAATATGTTTAGAAAGGTCACCCTCCGCCACTTCCTCAGCGCTGCGTAGAGCCATGGAAAGCGGCCGCGTGATCGAGCGCGTGATGATCATCCCCAAAGTGATGGCGGCCAGGAAGGCTATCATTACCCCTATGCCCAATATCCAGTAAGCGCTCGTAGTAACGGCCTCTGCCGTATCTGCGATCTCACCGCTTTGGCGATAGTTGGATGCAACAATGACTTTAAGCTCTTCATTAATGGCTTTGAAGGCCGGCGAAACTTCCTGCTGGAATAGCTGCGTAGCGCCATCAAGGTCGCCCGCCGTCGCCAGTGCGATCACTTTATTCGCCCCCTGCACATAGGCAGGCCAGTCTTTTTCGAACTGATCACCTGCCACACGCTCGTCATCGGCGAGAGGTGTCTGGCGGTATTCCTTGAAAAGCCGATCAACTTCCTTTTGACCGTCGGACATGGATTGCACTGCGGCGTCAAATTTGCTCGACTCTGCTTTAGAGTATTTATACAGCAGGGCAGCATGTAGATCCCTGGAATACGAAAAAGCAAGCGCGCGTGCATTAGCCGTATTGTTAACAGATACAAGGTTATTGCTAACGATTTCGTTTATTGTTGCCTTTAGTGATTTTATGCCCGAGGCCCCTAATCCCCCTACTCCCAAGGTGATAATCGCACACACTACAAATGCAGAAATTAATCGCGTGGAAAGCTTGATGCTACGTAATGCGTCCATAGGTCCTCCGACGAACTCTCAACTGGCCGCCCCAAAAAAGCTTGAGGTCGTAACTGTATCTGACGAGACATTCATTACTTTAATTTTCATTAAACTCTCTCTCTTTATGAGCTTATGAATTATTGCCTTGCGAGTCTGAACCATAACTCCGCTATACAAAAATCAAGCTAATCAAGACACCTCAAATGAATACATTCGGCTCGATAGCGCACACATAAAGAAATATGACTTTGATATGAGTGTAAAAATAGGCGGCTGTTTCAAACAGAGACCTACCAGCAGAATGCCGGATTCAACGTCCAGTCGTTGCGACTGCTTGCTATTTTTCCAGCGCGCACCGCGGTCATGGGGGCGTAATGGTCTGGCTGTAGGTGACCTCTATACCTGAGGATCAGGCGTGTCCGGTCGTGCCATGGTCCGCCGTAGACGATGATCTCGGACGGCCTCCCGTACAGGTGGTGCAGCAGGAATGGGCCCTGGCCGAAAACACCTGACTCCTCACCAGGCAGCGACGGGTCTGTGCCAAGGTAAATTCCAGCGTGGTTAGGGTGAACAGTACGACCAACCTGCATAACGATCATATCCCCTCGCTGCGGTCGGTCGACGCGTACAAAACCAGCGGCCTCGTAGTTCTCCTCGTACAGGCTGGCGTTCTCCGCGCTTTCCCACCAGCCATCGGTGCGCGGGAAGGCTTCGAACTCCAGCCCCCACTCCCGCTGATACCAGTCAGCGCAGACCTGCCAACAGTCCCAGGCGCCGTGCACGAACGGGCGCTTGAGCAGCGGCGTGCTACCCGTGGGCGTGATCGTGCGCATGTCGCCCTCGGGCCACGACAAAATGTGCCAGGGCAAGGCAGTGGCCTCGCACATAGCCAGATCATGCGGTGACGGCCTGCTGGTGGCGTCCGGGTGCGAGTGAACGATGCCGATAACTTCGCCCACGTCTTCCGCCGAGGCGTAGTCCTCTGGATCCAGCCGGAACTCTTCGTTCGGTTCGGTGGCGATGTTTCGGCACGGGAAATACTTCTGCTTTCGACCGATGGCCAGCAGCAGGCCGCAACATTCTTTCGGATACTGGGCCGCCGCGTGCGCCTGGATGGCCGCGATGATGTGCTTGCGCATGGTCAGCTCCGGGCAATCAGGGATACGGCGGGGAATCCGCCGAAAGACAGTTCGTTGTTCTCGCCGAAGCGCAGCTTGCAGGACGACAGACAGCCCTTGCACTGGTCCAGGGCCGGGTCATCCGTGGGGTTGTCCTCATCGTCGAACATGGCGGCACCGGTGTAGCCGCAGTCAGGCCCGCGGTAGCCGTTGGTCATGGCCCAGTGACAGAACGTCGTCATCTGCCGGCCAGGCAGCCCGTGGTTATCGATCTCACCCGGGGAAGACAGCTCCCACACCACCGCCTCACCGTCTTCGCTGGTTTTCTGGTCGATGTACCAGATCTCCAGCGCTTCTTGAGTCGGGTCAGCAGTCGGGTTGCCCTCCGGAAAATTCGCCACATCCAGGTACTGGGCCAGCGTCTCACGGACCGTCAGCTTGAACTTGAGCATGTCCTCGAAGGCCAAGCACAGCGCGGTGACTCGGCCGTTGACGTTGCCGGCGGCGAATGTTGGCCGTGAGGCTGTGCCGTCGCTACTCGAGGAAATCCCCTCAATCTGTACCGGCCAGGCCGCGTACTCCTGGCCCTGCCAAATAATCGACTTGGCGGGCAGATCCTCTTCCGAGCCCTCATAGGCCAGCAATTCCTCTGGAGTGTGCGGGATGGCATGACCGTGGAAGCGCAGGTAATCGGCGCCGTATTCGGTACCGTCAATTTCGAACAGGCGAATCTCGCCGCCGGGCTCCAGTTTCTGGATGTCCGTGATCAGTGCCATGGTCGGTTATCTCAGGGATGAAAGGTTTGCTGGAATGTCGCGGTGATGGCGTAGACCTGGCCGCCACGGTGCACAGGCTTGTAGCCGTTGCACTTGTAGAGGCCAAGCTCACCCAGGGGCGGCTCCCAGAGGAAGCCCTTCGCCCCTTTGTGCCGGTCGAGGAACGCCATGATGTCCTTAATGCGCCCCTTCAAGCCCGTGAAGGTCACGGGCCAGGATTGCGACCGATTGTTGAGGCCATCCTCGACCGACTGCTCGTAGCCATCGCCAAATTGCTTGGAGCGGACGCGCTGGGTAATATCGCCCTCCGCGCCCTTCTCCGTCGCCCAGGTGAATCGTTCGATAGCCATCATCGCCCCTTAATTGCGTTGTTGATGACGCCGCCCTGGCGCATGTCCCTGCTCCGCAGTTCCTGGTACTTCTGCTCTACGAACGTCGCCAGCTCCTTGCCGAAGAGGTCATAGCCTGGCGCATCAGCCGTTGACGATGCGTTTCCGTCGCCGTCGATATGTACCTCGACATTGATCTGCGTTCCGCCAGCCCCGCCGCCGCCCATCGCCATGACGCCGAGCTTGCCGCTGGATGTCCTGGTCAATGGCATGATCGCCTCTTCACCAGCCTCACCCATGACGCCGGTTTTGCCATTGGCCATCCCGAAAGCCGTGGGCTTGCTGACGACGGAGTTGGTGAACGCGCCGCCGTCGGCGAACATCTGCACGCCGCCCGACCAGGCACCGCCCTTGGCTTGCGGGAAGTAGCTGCCCGAGTAGCCTCCGGCCGACGCGCCCAGATTTGACGATGCGGCCCCGGCAGACCCTGCCGCCAACCCGTTACCACCACCGCCCCCGAAGTAACTTAGGCCCGCTCCAAACAAGCTGCTCAACAGCGTCGAACTAGCCTGACGGGTTGCGATACGAGCCATGTCCGCGAGAACCGACTTGGCGAAGTCAGCAAAGGACAGCTTCCCAGTCATCGCAAAGTTGACCACTGCGTCTTCCATGGAGCTGAACGCGTTGCCGAACAGGGTTTTGGTCTGACCGGCGATATTACGTGCCGAATCCAGATAGTTTGCCCACGCTGATGTAGCACCATTTGTCCAGTCGCCCTGTGCCGCTTCGACATCCGCGTAGTTCTGCCGAATCTGGTCCGTTGCTGCCTTGTTCGCGTCTGCGAGCGCCTGGGATTTGCGCTTGAATTCCTCCTCCGACATATTCCGCGACGGGTCGGACTTCTGGTTGGCCAACTCCAGGGACTGCTGAGCAAACCGGTCTTGCTGGCTGTTCAGTTCACCGCTGAGCGCGTTCTGGCGGTCACCCTGGACCACGCCGAGTACGGCACGTTGCCCAGCGAGCTCTAGGGCTCGCTGCTGCTGCCCCAACGCCTGCACGTACGTGCTGATCGCCCGCTCCTGCTTTGCCAGGCGCCCGGTTTCGTTCGTAGCCAGCACTTCAAGCTGGCTGTCGGCATCCTTCTGCGCCTTGACCATGCCAGCACGCGCGTCGGCGACTTTTTGGTCCAGCTGGATGCTTTGCGCGGCCGAAGTGCTCTTCTTCCCCTTGGCGGCTTCAAGGGCGGCGATCTCGGCCTCGTAGGCAGCCGTTGTCTGGTCGAGCTGATTGCCGATCAGCGCCTGGCGCCTCAGCAGATAGTCTTCCTCTGACAGCAGCCCGGCCTTTTGAGCCGCTTCCAGCTCCTTCTGGTAGTTCTTGTAGGTGTCGGTGATCGCCGCCAGGTCGTTCTTGGCGTTGTTGAAACTGGTCAAATCGACCTGGGACCCGGCCGCTTTCGGGTCCTTGTTTTTATCCTGAAGGCCTTTCAACAGAATGTCGTACGCGCCACCGGAAAACTTTTTGCCGTCGTAGCTCACGCCATCAAGCAGTGGCGACTTCTGCCCTGCCTTTTCTGCATTCTCGTAAAGCGCTTTGAACTGGTTGTTAAGCTTTTCCAGCCCCGCTTTGCGCTTGTTCAGAGGGTTGACGTTGTCGAGTTGCGCATCCAGCGCTTTCTGAGCCTCGATTGCCTTCTGGTTTGCGTCGGCGTTTTCACCGGTGACGATTGCAAGGTTAGCGCTGGCAGTCTGCCTGGCCTTCAGGTCGGCAAGTTTCTTCTCAAGCGCCTCAGTTGAGTCGTCATGCTCACCGGTGCCTAGCCCAAGAGCCGAGTTCAAAGAACTCAGCCCGTTAGAGATAGCGCCCGCAACTCCGCCGCCCTTGCGGGTATCTAGAACGCGCTGGGTGATCTCGACCTGCTTGGCCAGGTCAGGGAATATCTCCGACCGGACTTCTGCGTACGCGCCTTTGATGGCGTTCTTGATCTTGTCCCAGTCGCGCTCTACATCAGATAACGACTCACGGTAGGTCTTCAGGCGCGTCAAGGCGGCCTGATTCAAATCTTCGCTGAGCGTATCCAGGGCACGCTGGCTCTCGCCCTGGTCATCCAGTCCCTTGATCACCTGGTACTGCTCGAGGGTGATCAATCCGTACTGACTGCTGATCTTGCTGGCGGCTTCAGTTGCTGTATCACCAGCGTTCGCAAAGGATTTGGCGAGTTCACCCGCCCCCTGACCGGTAACTTCACTAACTGCGGCTGCAGCTTCAGCCAGATTGCGCATCTGTGTACCGCTGGTGGCCGCGCCAGACGCAAGCGAAACAACGGCCTCTCGCGCACCAGACAGGTTCCCGGTGACACGCCCAGCGCCGTCGGCCATGTCCTTCAGGCTGGCGATGGTCTGCCCGGCACCATTCGTACCGCCATTGATAGCGGCATTGAACTCGCGCGCCTGCTTCATTGCATCGAAGTAGGCGTAGCCCAGCGAGCCGATTACAGCGACCAGTAGGCTGGCCGGAATCAGCATCCCTGCGAGGCTTTTCGCCGATTCACCGGCGCCAGCACCCAACTGAACGATCGCGCGTGCCCCACTGCCCAAATCGCCTGCCTGGATGGCGTTAGCCAGCTGCATGACGTTTTCTTGAGCTTGGCGGGTGCCGAGCTTCAGCTTGTCGAAGGCGCTAGCGGCTTCAGTCAGCCCCGCCCGGTCCTTCCCGATCTTAGCCAGAACCTCGTTGTAGCGCTCAGCGTCGATCTGACCAGCTTTATGCAAGTCGTTGAGCGCCTTCTCCTGAGCCTCAAGCTTCGCTAACTTGGCGGTCACCGGGTCAATCCCGTTGACGGTACGCTTCATCGCCTCAATCTGACGATTTTCCGCTTCGATCAGCTTCTGCTTCTGCGCCAGCTCTTTGGCTTCTGCCTTTTCAATCTTGTCGTAGGCCTTTCCCAGTTGGTCCTGGTACTTCGCCTGCTCTTCGATGGTGACCAAGCCGCCCTTTCGGGCCCGCTCCAGCAAGCCCTCTGCCTGAACCAACGACTCCATGCTCGAGATGTTGCCCGTCATCGCCTTGTCTAGTTGGCTGATGACACTGATTTCCGCTACTGCGCTGTCAGTTGCCTTGCGACTTGCTCCAGCTTGCCGATCCCTGGCTACGGTGGATTTATCGATGCTTTGCGCAACGTCCGCTTCTGCCTGGGAAACCTTTTTGCCGGTGTTGGCCAGGCCCTCACCTGTTTTGCCCAGCTCATCAATGGCCTTCTGGGCGCCTTCAGCTGAATCGACCAGCTTATCCAGATCGTCAGCAGCCTTTGCGGCCTGCGACGACTCGACCGCAATACCCAGGGAAGCGAAGTTGGTGCTCATTTGTTTTCTCTCTGTTCCGCCATCACCTGCAGGGCTTCAGCCTCCATACGGCGGAAGTCGCTGAATATGGCTTGTCGCTGGCTGATCGGTACGCCACACATCCGAATCACCCCGGAGAGAACGCTGTAGTCCATGCCTGTTGCGCCGCACGCGCCTGTGCGCCACTGGGTGCTCATGGCCTCGAAGACTTTGAAGGCGTCCCAGTTGTCGGGCCAGATGCCTACTTCCTTGTCAGGAATGTCTTGACGAGACAAACCGAAGGCCATCAGTTCTGCATCTGATGGCCCTGGCTCATACAGCGCGCGCGAGGCGCTTAGGAGTTTCCCAGGCGAGCTTCACTGAAGGCTTCTGCATAGGCATTCAGCACAGCCTTTGGGGCTGAGTTGATCGAGTTGACGAGGATGCGCACGTTTTCGGATGTAAATTTCTCTTCAATATCCCACCCGACCACCACCGCCAGGAGCTGATCAACCTGCAGGTCAATTTGAGCGGCAGTGAAAGCGTTGAGGTCCATGTCCCCAACCTGCTTGCTCAACTCGTCATGCCGCTCGTTCCAGGCGGTGTAAAGCTCTGCCAGTGCGGTACGGTCCAGATACTTGAACTCGAACTCCACCTTTTCGGCGCTGTAGCCCGCCCGCTGGATCATCACCGGCGCTTTGAAGGTCGGTTTCTGAATCAACTTGAACTTAGCCATGGGTTACACCGCAGCCGCGTAACGGGTTGGGCGGCCGGTCAGCGCCAGGCTGATAACACGGGTCATCAGGTTGTTACGGGACATGGTCGGGGTCGATGTGATGGACACGTAGCCGTTGTAGATAATGCTGCTACCGCCCGGCAGGTTCAGGCGAAGCAAGCGAGCCTGCTTGTCGTCGTCAGCAGCTTCACACACCGCCACGTAAGGCTTGGACGGATCATCAGCGACCGTGAAGGTCAGCGTGATCGGGTTTTTTGTGGTCGGCATCTGGCGATCATCATCGTCGGCCAGGAAGCCGAAGGTCAGGAACTGCTGATCACCACCACTGGAATTCATATCGGTGATCTGAGAGATCTCGGTGAAGGCTGTTACCTCGCGGACAGAGCCGATGCCCGAGCCGGCCGGGTATTGCTGAACGCTGGTGGTATTCACGCCCTCCAGGGCAAACGTGCCACTGGCGATTTCTCCAACTCGAACTCCGCGGCCATCGAGGCGCGTCCAGCCAGAATTGACGGCAATAATGTCACCCTCGGCCAGGCCGTGCGCCGCAGCAGTCGCGACGGCTGGATTGGCGTTGGTCAGAGCGGTGAATGGGATCGCCGTGCCGTAGATGGACGCGATCTCAAGAGTGGCGCCGTTGGGCATTTGCATGGGTGTTTCCTCTTTTCAGAAATGACAAAACCCGCACAGAGGCGGGTTCATTGGTAAACCGTAGGAGCGGTGGATGCCGATACAGCTGACTAGCTATTCTTCGTAAGGCAACATCCCGGAAGCTGAATGTTCTATGTTGGAGTAGCACTCATTGAGTGAAGGACGCAGGTGTCTCAATTTGTCCATCAATCTGGTTTGTCGAGTTTGGAAGCTAACTCGACGTTTATCTCAAACTGCTCACCGACATCGATCAGCGTGCGGCTGCTTTCGTTGATTGAGCCTTCCTTAGTCCAGAGAAACGGAAAGAATGAAAAGCACTGATCTGCTTTCAATCCCTGCAGGTCATGACGCCAGCCATCCCAGCGCAGGCCGTCATAAAAAGTAGCGAGCCGATCACTTAAGGCCCAACCCAAAAAGTCGGTATAACCAATATCCAACTGCTCCCACCGCAATGTATCGGGTGCCCAGTAATACATCGCTCCTACATCATCGCCCAGACCGCCGCCGTTGATGGAAAAGAACCCTCCAGCAGCATCGTCGGCGACCAGTAAATAACCATCGGCACGGCCCTTGTTCCAATCAACAAGATTTCGGGGCAATTGCGGATGGCCGGAGCCGATCAAGCGTAACCAGCCGTGATCAATGAGCAGACCACCAGTCTCGTAGGCTACCGCCCCCAGCGGAGATCTAGTTGTAATCTGCAGGCCGGAAAGAACACGAGCTCTATCAGTGGACGGAGGGAGCAACTGATAACTCAAGGCGGCTTCTCCCAACATTTTTTCAATGAGGGGTAGCGCGGGGTCTCGGCTGTCTATCAGGTCTTCCAAACTTGTCATCTGCCGGTCCTTGGGAAAAAGGAACCGATTATAGCCGCATAGGCAATATCGCGGATTGAGGCTCAGTGGGTACTAACAAACCAGCTATGATCCGGTATCTGCTCGATACTCGAAAGAGACCGGAACCATGTATGTCGCTGCGTCTGTGATCCCTGGCCCCTGCTCTACCGGCGACATGGTGACCACTGTGACGCCGCTCTTCATGTCTCGGGCATACAGCCGGAACAGACCAGTCAACTCGACCACAAGTGGGTTTGTCTTGGCCTTGCCGGTGCCGGCCGGGGCCACAATGCTGACCTGGTACACGCCGATGAACGCCCGATGGTCGCCAGCAAGAGTACTACTGGCGGTATCGCCTGGTAGCGCGAATGCTCGAATGTAGGTCTCGCCGTCCGCAGGGTCATACTGGATATTCTCAAACACGACCTTGATGGGCTCTGCCCGCGCCTTGCTCCAGGCAAGCAACTTGGCCTCGTAGATCGACGCGATAATGGCGTGGCTCATACCTGGTTGTTCCTTGTGGCTTCGTCGACGATCTGCTGGAAGCGGGCCAGAGTGATTCGGATCATCCCCCCGGGCGCTTGCTTGGAGTGCCCATATTCCAATGGAACGCCATAGGGTAGGTTGTTGACGATGTAGGCAGTTTGGCCGGCAGTGAGTGATTCCACCTGCAACTTCAGCTTGGCCAGCGTTACGCCGCCCGCCGGGTCGACCTGGTCAAGGGTGCCTTCTGCCGGCACGCCGATGGAAAACTGCCAGTTCCCGCGAAACCGCCCGCCCACGTAATCCTTGCCGGCCACCAGGCCGTTCACGTTGAAGTTCTGGTCGCGCTCAGTCTTGGTCAGGGGCTTGGCGTACTTCACCCCGCGCCGCAGTTTCCCAGCTTTGGTGAAGTTTGATTCGTTGAGGTTGATGATCGTGTTGCGCACCGCGACCTTGAAGTCGTAGTCATCGGCGGCCCGCTTGTTCGCCTGACGGAGAACGACGTTAGCAGCCCAGATCTCTGGATTGCCCACCGGTGACATGCGGATAACGCTGCTGCCGATCTCGATGACGATCTCGCGGATGGTTGCGTCAATACCAGCATGGGCGCGCTCGGCGAAATCGCGGATGTTCTCGGCAAAGCTGCCGTTCATGCTCGCGTATTTGTTCGCCACGTCACTTCCTCAGTTGCACCGTCCACGTAGCATCAGCAGGGTCCGCAGACACGTTCATCACCCGCAGACCGTTGACGATATCGCCGATGGCCGGGGCAGCCGGTACCGCCGTCGGCACACCGGCCTCCGACACGAAGAGTTCGTTTTGCAGCACCAGCAGCTTCTTGTCGGTGGTCTGGATGAGGGATCCGTCGATTTCCTTGGAAAGGTAACTGCCCTGAACACCGCGCCCCATGTAAGTGACGGTGGTGTCTGGAGTTTCACCTCCCAGGTCAGGGTCATACTCGCCCGCAACCTTGCGCAAGCCCGTCAACGGCTTGACCGCGTCGGCCAGGCCATCGGGGTCGTCGAACGCTTCAGCCAGTTCGGCCTGGATCTCTTCGCGCATGCCCATGATCAGATCCTTTTCAGCATCATCACGCCGGAGCGCGTGATCCACGGAGCCAACAGGGCCAGGGCGAAGTTCACGCCCGCCGACTGATCGGTAGAGCCTGCCACGTAGGTCTTGCTCACGGACGTACCGGACTGAGCCGATACTGTCTTGCTCTGCACTTCCTTCTGCGTGGTCGTGTACAGCTTGCCCGCCGCCGCCTCTTTGGCGACCTGGGCGCCGGCTGTTTTGATCTCGGCCGGAACCGGATCGGGAACAGCCCGCTTAATCTTGGCCGTGAGCCAGGCATTGGCCATGGTCACAGCAAGGACCGGATCACCGGTGCCGGCCCAGTCAGGACCGAGCTGGGCGTCAACATCGGCAACGGTGATGTAATCGGTCATGTGCTTGTCCTTATTCCGCCGGCACCAGGGCCTGCAGGTCTTCTTTCTTGGCGGACGGGTCGAAGGCAATGCCCTTCTCGGTCAGCCATTCTTTCAGCTCGGGGACCTTCATTTTCAGAGGGTCGGTTTCTTTGCTCTCTGGCTCCTTGCCGTCGGACACCTTGATGCCGGCCGCTTGGTAGGCGCCGTAGATGTCCGGGGCATCGCCATCGACCACCACCTCGGTAGCGGAGCCGATGACACCGAAGAATTCGCTGAGCAGGCGGTAGCACACGCCGCGTTCTTTGCCCGGCTTGTTCGTGTAGATCACTTTCATGGGTCACCTCAAAAGCATCCCGGCGCCATACGGCGCCAGGCTGTGTGGGCCGAATTACGGCGTGGTGGTACCGCTGATCACAGCGGCGAACGGAACCTGCTTGCGGCTGAACACGCGCTGCCAGTTCGCGGCAGCGGCGTACTGAGTCGCGGTTGGGCTGAGGTTCTGAGCCTCGGAACCCTTCCAGCTGAAGCCGGCAGGCTGGAGGATGTAGGTCTTCCGCTCCCACAGCACTTCGGCACCACCACCGTTACCGCCGCCAGGCTTACGCTCCAGCTCTACCGGCACCTTCGGCGTGCCTTCGCCGTAACCGAAAGCGCCCTGGCCGAAGAACACGGACAGGTACTTACCCGCGCCATACACCAGGGCATCGTCCATGAACACTGGCTTGCCGAGGTAGGTGGCCAGGATGATCTTGCCGTCGGAGTCACGCAGGTACTCGATGAGGTCCTGCTTGACCATCTGGTTCATCACCACCGAGTGCACGCCGATCGCGCCAAACTGGTCGGCAGCATCGCCGGCGGTGAAAGCAGCGTCCTGGAACGCGTTCGCACTGATGGTCGCCCCTGCGTCGATGACCATGTCACCGCCGTTGTTCGCGATGTTCGAGGCGATGATGCCGCGAGCCGCGCCCAGGGTGTAACGCTGCCACTGGCGAGTCCAGTAGGTGCCGAAGCGGTTGCGGATCTGCTGCTGAGGCTCGCTGTTCGCAAGTTCAGCGGTCAGGTCAGTAACGCCGTAGCCTTTGTTGAGATACAGAACCCGGGCACGCATGCTGTCCTGGGTGACCTTGCCGACTTCGCCCTGGTCGTTCGGGTCGTCGTTGCTGATGTTCGGGGCTTCATCAGCGTTGAGATCCTGCCAGTAGCTGATCTCGGCGGTGCCCTGGCTGCCGGAGGCGATCGCGTCCAGCACAGGCGAGCGGGTCACGATGCCCGACTCGTACACAGCGGTCTTTTCCGGGCTGTTGACCGGTGCCAGGGAGGCGTAATAGTCACCGACGAAGATGTCGGTCAGTTGGGTAGTTGGCATGAATTAGGTTCCTTTGGTGGCCTGGATTTTCTTGAATAGCTCGGGGTTGTCACGGGCGATCGCAGCGCGTTCGGTTTCCGTGTACTCGCCCCACTTTTTCGTGGCCTTGCCACCGTTGTCGCCGGTCTGCCCGGCACCCTGAGCCCTTGGCCACAGGTGTGTTGCTGTTTCACGCAGCGATTCCGCCCATTCGAGCGGCGAAAGCGGGGTTTTCCCGTCCTTCCCGTAAACGACCTCGCCGTCACGGTCGGTGGCAATTGCCTCACCGTCTTCACTGAGTTTGAAAGTGCCACGGGCGCGCAGGATGATGTCCTCGGCAGCCTCAGGGAGCGCGCCGGCCTTGATGGCAGCAGCGCGGATTGAATCAGCCAGCACCTTGTCGCTGTACTTGGCGGCGAATTGCTCGGCCTTGTCCGCACGGGTTTTCTCTGCGGCCAGCTTGGTGTCGTAGTCACTGCGCAGGCGCTCGGTACGGCGGGTGATCACCTCGTCCAATTTGCCTTCGGCGATGAGTTTGGTTTCTTCGTCTTGGCCAACCTTAGCCAGCAGTCCTTTGACCGCCTCGATGTCCAGGCCTTCGAACTGCCCCTTCAGCTTGTCCAGTTCGGTTTTGATGGTCCGGTTCGAGCCCAGCAACTCCTGGTTCTTGGACTTGAGGCCGGTTACTTCCTTGTCCAGGTATTCCTGAACCTTTCCGCCAAGCGCCTCCTGGAGGGCTGCGGTCTGAGTTGCGTCGAGGGTGAGGCCAGCGGCGGCCGGGTCAAATTCAAATGGCATAGGTATCCCCTGGGGACTTGGTTGGCCCGCCTGACGGGCATAAAAAAACCCCGGCTCAGCCGAGGTTCGAAGACGTAAGAAAAAGATTTAGCAACGTCTATGGATAATTTCATTTATTTGGTTTATCTTATATACACAAACCAAATAAAGGAAATAGTCATGAGTAAAAATGTCCAATTCATATTGAACGATCAGGAAAAACCGGTTTTCGCTGTGCTTCCCTACCAAGCCTATCTTGACCTGATAAAGGATAAAGACATACCTGAAGAATTGACTGTTGCATCTAGCCTGATCAGCTCAGACGGGCTCAAAATTCGGCTTCCATATGGCGGCCCAGGCGCCGAAATCGATCTGATTCGTTTGGTCGATTTTTGCCGCCGGGCCTCCATAATCAGCATGTCGATAAACGCTCGACAGCAAACCTTGGATAAGTTTGAAAACAACCAACTGGGCTCCCTTGAATATTTGTTAAGAACGCAGTTTCTACCGAAAGACTCACCGTACAAAAACACGATGCAAGCAACTTCCGATGTAGTTGATGCGCTTGAACAAACAGGCATTTTCCGTCGCTCTAAGCGTGATTTTCCCGGATATTACCGTCCGGTCCTTGCGCTGGATTACATTGCAGATCAGGGCGACGAGTTCATGCGCGGTCGGAAGCTTCCATTATTCAACAAAATCGAGCCATTTCACTGGGTGAAGTGAGCTTGGCCCCTTCAGGAAACTACTAGAAGACCTCGCATTACGAGAAAGTCCGCGAACTGCGTCCTGCTCGGGGCATATGGCGGCGGGCGCATGCGAAGGCCGGGTGTATCGCGATTAAGCAGCGCGCACCGGCCATTGGGCTCTGTGCAATGCGTCGGCTCCTCGACCTGAAAGCCTTGCTCGGAAGCGTATAGCTCGACCGCCAGCCGCACCTGGCCCCACTCAAGCTCAAAGGGCACGAACGTCTCGGACAGCGTCTGGTATTCGATCTTGCAGTCACGCCGAGGCCAGGCCATTGCCTGCTGCGACTTGGCCTTGCGCCCTTTCCACTGGCGTCCGTTGATGTCGTCAGCGGCGCGCAGCAGTAGTTCGACCTGGTCTGCCTCTGCTTCAGGTATCCGGAACCCGTAGTAGTCGCGGTAGAAGGTCAGCTTCTCCAGCGGCACGAAGCTATTCGCGTCTGGCCTGCCCTTCCCGTCCTCAACGATGATCTGCATGCGCTATCTCAACCTGGTTGAGCGCCGAGTGTAACGCCTGCTCGGATGAACATGTCAGGCTCTGCCTCCTTCAACTGCGCCAGCGTCAGCGGCTTGAACGATTTGTCGAGCTGCAGCTTGGCAAACTTCTCCGGCGTCAGGCCGCCATCGCGGAACAACTTGCCCCGGACTGGCCCGAGAGCATGATCCTGGAAGCCCGCCGGTTGCGTTGCCAGCCACTCGTAATAGTTAAGGCCTGCGTCGACCTGGGTCCCGCCGTTATCGCCCACCGAGGCGCGCGTGGCGTCCTTGGCGAACATCTCCGAAAGCCTGGTGGTCGGCACCGTGGTTGACCGGCAGTTGATATGTGCCGGCGGCAGCGGGCCTTTGCCCAGGTCGAAGCGCATACCGTCCAGACCTTTGCATTGTTGCGAGGTCTTGCGATCGAGCGTCGATACCCAGCGATATCCCAGCACCACGTCGCTGTTGGCCTTCAACGTCTCAATTCGCGCCGTGGTGGCCACGTGCTGGATTGCTGTCTGCACAACAGAGGCAGCATTGCGTTTACTCACCGCCAGGACGCCGTCTGTAAAGTTCTGCGCAGCGGTGCCGCGAATCGCCTGGATGATCTGGGCATTGGTCTGCCCCTGGCCGAAGCCGAGCCGGATAGTGTTCGTGACGCGCATCGTCTCGGTTCGCGTCCAGCCGCTGACAAAGCTCTTCAGCAGCTTGCCGCCGTCGATGCCCTTTACCTGGAGCGGATAGGAGAACACCGCCGCACGGATCACCGTGTTTGTCGGCACCACCGCGTCGATGGAGAGTGCATTGCTCAGGCTATTCGCCTCGAATGTTGACTCGTACAGCGCGATTTCGACCAGATCGGCCTGCACCAGGTCGCCGTAGGCCTTGTAGATGTCCAGCAGCTTGCCGTCCACCCGCGCCAGGAACTGCTCAAGGCGGTCCCGGCTGTAGGTGGTCAGCTCCTTGCGGGTCAGTTGCTCCCGCACCAGCTTGTCGATCTGGCGCAGGTACTTCTCGAACTTTTTTACTTCGCCAGCTTTAAGCCGCTCCAGCATTACCGAGTGGCGGGTCGTCTGCTCCAGCAGTTGGCTGTCCGCCTGCGCCAGGCTTGTCGTCGGCATCGTCTTTATCCAAGTTAATGCCGGCCGACTCGCGCTCATCGCTGATCAGTTCGGCTTCGTCTTCGTATGGGCGCTCCGGCAGCTTGCCGGTGGTGAGGTACTGCCAGTAGGTGTCGGCGCTGATCGTGCCGGCCATCACACCCTTGAGCAGCTCGGCGAGCACCTGGGCGTCGACCACCGGGGTCACGAACTCAGGGTTCACCTTGAACTTGACCTGTTTAGGGTCGTAGCCCTTCCACTCGGCGGCGTAGCGCAGCCCCTGCTCCACCGCCTCGGCCACTGTGATGACGATGCTGTGCAGCGTGGCGTGCTGGTCGTTCTGGCGGGTCTTCCGCGCCTCGCCCGACTCGGTACCGCCCACGTCCATGACCTTGGCGCCAGCCTCAAGCGCGGCGTTCTTCTGGTCATCCATGGCCTTGCGGTTGGCTTCAATACCAGTGCCCTTGAACTCCAGGTAGTCAGCTTTGCCGTTCGGGCCAAGGTCCCATGCTGCCGAAGGGCCAGTCACACTCAGCTCTACAGCCTCATCCAGACCAGAAACCCACGGTTGCGGGTGGCTGGTCTGATGCAGAGAGCTGAAGTAGTCAGCGCTGATCTGGTATGACTTCAACGCGGCGCGCGCCATGGTCAGCAGCGGCACCTCGTCGACTTCCGGCGAGTTGTCGGTCGAGCCGCAGTAGATCACGGGCAGGTATGGCAGGCCTTTGACCAAGCGGTTGTCGGTACCGGTGGTGCCCAGCGGCTTCTCGTCCTCGACCAGCTCACCGCCTTCATTTCGCACCGCCGTGTGGCAAACATCGTCCAGCATGAAGAACTCACGGAACACCGTGTCGCAGTCATGGCTGTATCGATCGCCGCCCTTCTTGCGAAACTCGCGGAACACAGATAGCACCAGGTCCTGCCGGCCGCCTTGATCAGCGGTGTCCCAGTTGATGGCGTTGCGTGTGGCGTACGTCGAGAAGTACGGCTCGCCGCGGTCATCGATGTTCACCACCAGCGGCACCCGGCCATGGGAAATAGCCTGGCGCACCATCCGGAAGAACAACTGCTTCAGGCCGAAGCCGTCGGCTGTGGCGTTGTCCTCCAACCCTTTTAGGCCACTGGGCAGTTCTATTTCCGGGATCAGCCGCGAGACCAGACCCATCATTGAGCGCAGTGAGTCCCGCACCCAGTGCTCATACTGGGCGCGGGCCGTGTAATTCTCGTACAGGTACTTGTTGCCAGCGCCGTCGAGCTTTTCAGCCTCTACCATGCCGCTCGGTTTGGGCAGGTTGCGCTCGTTGCGCTTAACGGCGCACTCACCCTCGAGGGCATCGTCCATCATCTCCCACTCAGCGATGTGCGCGTCGTAGTCGGGGTTTGTCGATTGCACTGGCATCAGGCCAAGCCTCCAATTCGGCGTGTTCCGCCTGTGCGTGTTTTGATCGGGTACCGCTTGGCAATGAAGTAACCGGGGGCGTCCACCAAGTGGTCATAACCGGCCTTCTTGTCGGGCTCACCCTTTTCCGTGTAGATCTGCCGTTCCAGGCACTGCGTGTATTTCGGGCATTGGTCGACGTTAACCAGGTACCGGTGCTCGCCGTACGTGTTGGCGAACATCGCGCACATAGCGTTGACCCGATCCTTCACCGCTGGATTGGTCGAATCCACCACTACGGTGAAACCGGCCTTCCTGAGCAATGACAGATCAGACTCGCTCGCGCTCTTGCTGCTTGTGTTCTGACCGCTGGCGTCCGGGTAGATCGCAATGCTGTGATCAGGGAAGCGAAGCTTGATCTTCTCAATCATCTCCGGTGTGTCGCGCACCTCGGAGAACTCGCTGAGGGCCAATGGCAGGTCGTCGCGGATGACATGCACCACGGCGGCCATCTTCATGACGTTGAAGTCCATGCCGATGTGCAGCGCCTCACCGCGTTTGATCGTCTCGCTGGTTCGGTTCGCCTCACGATTGAACGTGTAGTAGACAACGCCCTGGTAGTTCTCGAAGCTGGCCTCATACTCTTGCCGGAAGGTCCGAGGGTCCATCTTGCGGCGGGCAGCTTCCAGCTCTTCAGCCGGAACGTTGCCGCCGTCGAGCGAGGTGTACAGCCAGCTCTTGTGATCGGGCTCATGGCCTGGACGGCCATCAAGGAACGTGTCGTAGCAATGGTTGAAGCCCTTTGGCGTGCCGATGCGCAGCGCGTGGCCACCTTTTCGCATGCCGATGCCCGGTATTGAGTATTGGCAGGTCGAGAGCATCGGGCGCAGGACCTCTTCCCATGCCTCCCATGGACAGTCCGCCCATTCATCCACCAGGACGAAAAACAGACCTGATCCCCGCAGATTGTCGTAGTTGTCGAGCCCCACCACGCGCATGACGTGGCCGGACTTGAGCGTAATCGAGCATTCAGTCTCATTCGGACGGTGTGCACGCCATGCCTCGGGAATGGCCTGCTTCAGGCGCCGCCAGAACACCCGCTTAGCCTGTTTGAAGGTCGGCGCGCCATACCAGATCTCGTCCTCAACGCTCACGCCCCACTCAGCAGCCAGGCGTGCAGCGCGGCGCATCTCGGCCTTGCCCAAGAACGTCTTGCCGAACCGCCTGCCGCACACCGCATCACGGAAGCGGGCCTCTGGCTGGAACCCCCAGCAGTAAATGTTCGCCTGTTTGGGCGTCAGCTTTACCGGCGGGTCAAAGGTACGGGGTAGCGGGGACATTCTCATCAGGCTCCAAGGTGTACTCAGCAACGGCGTGCTGCTGGTCCGCTTGGGAGCCCAGAGGTTTTTCAGGTTCGAGGCGGCGGTTCACATAGACGTCGCCCACCTCTTTGGCGGCCTGCTCGTACAACTGAGCGGTGAGCGCCAGGTTGCGCATGTTCTCGGCCTTCTCAGCCATTCGCCCCAGGCCACGAAGCCGGAACGCGCGGTTGGCAATCGGGATCTCTGCGGTCTCTTCTCGGAACCGCTTCCTGGTGTCGTGGAAAAGCGTCACCCACTTCACCGCCAGCCCCTTACCCGCGGACTTGGTTGGGTCGTGCGTCTCCACCTGCTGGCGGCTCACCACAACCCCGTATTCGTTCTTGACGGCTTCCACCACCTGGGATGGGGTGTCAAAGCACGCCAGCGCCTGAACGATGAAGCTCTTCACCTCATTTTTCAGGGCTGCCATAAATTCTCATCCGTCTAGAGCCTGTCAAGAATCAGGCCGATCTCAGCAGACAGGTTCCGCAGGCCCTCGCAATGTTCAATTTCCCCACCTCAGCAGGACTGTTTGCAGCATCCACCAACGCTTGAACGTCAGGGCTCGCACCATAGCGGCGGACCACACCGACGAACTCTTCGACGTCGTGACTCTGCAGCTTGATCTTTGGTGCACCGTCTTGGGTGAATGCTGGTTGACCGTACTTGTCGGTCGCGTGAGCCAGGTGATACAGCTCGTGTTCGATCAAGGCGCAGAACTCAAGGTCGCTGCACTGGGCGCAGTAGTCAGCAGCCAGGGTGATGATGAAGGCCGGCACATCGCCGAACCAATCACGCATCTGTTGCTCCATCCGGGCCTTCTGCCAGCCACCGGCACGGAAGGCTACCTGTTCGGCCTGGCCCAGAACTGTGCGGCCCTGTTTCTCGAAGCTCGACGACGCCCACATCACCCGGATGTCTGCATCTAGTAGGTGAGCGTGGTCTTCGTTGTGAATGGTGCCGGTGTCGGCGAGGATCTCGGATTGGAGCCAGTCCCATACCTCGGGGGCCGGAGTCAGTCGAATGCCGAAGTCAGATAGGTCGGACAGTTCAAGCAGTGATGCTGGCGGCACTGGTCTGTTCACACGCCCTCCTTGGAGATTCTCAAAACGAGCACGCCGGGCTATTGAGGCCCCCTCTAGCGTCGGGCACACTTCCGTGGACTCATCGCCAAAAAAAGGAATTTACGATGCCGTTTTCATCAGATGAAAGAACCGCTTTGCTCGCGCTCAAAGGCGTAGGGCCAACCGTCATTACTCGGCTTGAGCAAATGGGTATCGAATCGCTCGCAGAACTCCGAAAATCGGATGTTGGTGACATCCTGGCTCAAGCATCCGCGGCATTAGGCTCGACTTGCTGGAAGAACAGCCCTCAAGCCAGAGCGGCCATCACCGCTGCAGTGGAGCTTGCGAAGAGCTCTGCAGAGCAAATCCCGGCCAGGTAGGCGCTTTCGATTGCCTCCCAGTCGGGTTGCTTGGTTGTGATGGGGAATCCTTAATTTGATCCGATACCGATTTTCAGCGTCCTCACCAGTCCGCCGGTACAGGTGTCACGCTTCTTGGCCATCTCAATGGCTTCAGCAGCAGTTGCGCCCATGTCCATTGCGGTAAGGGCGAATGGCGATCCATTGCCAATAGCGTCCGCACGATCAAGCCTGATTCTGTTCTTCCAGAAGCCCGTCTTATCGTCGTGGCCGATCAGCCAGAGCGTGCCGCCATCTACCGCGTATCCGGATGCCTCGACGGGCGCCGACGCAGTAGTACCGAAATAGGCTGCGATCAGTGCGTCGAAATCGCACGTCGCACCGGTACAAAGGAAATGCACACCCTTCACCGTCTCCAGCTTCTCGCAGTCGTCATCAGTGATGGTCGTGCCACGTGTGCAGCGGGAGTCATAGGCGATCACGCCGTCTTTGTAGGCAATGGTCGTCATCTGAAACCCTCATGATTGCGCGCCACGATTTGGCGCATTCGAAAACGTGGCGCGGATTAATCAACCTTGCGACTGGGCAGTTTGAAGTCAGTCACCCTGTCAGCTATCGACCGGATCTTCTCTACGCCCAGGAAGCCGACCCAGCCACCTGCGAAGGTAGCCATGCTCTGTGGCAGACCGAAGAAATCCAGACCACTGATGATGGTCAAGGTAAGGCCGCCACAGATCGCGCCCTCCACCAACATCTGGCGCCGCGTGCCGCCACCGTAGGTGATGCGCAGGACGGCCATGGCGCAGGACAGCACAGCCGCATAGAGGATTGGCGAATGCTGGCTAAACCACGCAAGCGCAATCGCCCATGTGTCTGGTTTGTCTGGCATGTTGGACATCTCGGTTCCTCCCCGTCAGGGAGTTATGAATATGACAGGCCATGACCTGCAGATTTGAATCAGCCCCAGCAGCCCCAGCTCAGAGCGATGGATGTGGTAGGGCCAAAAACGAAAAGGCCCCGATCAATGTCGAGGCCATGAAAATATAGATTCAGCGTAAAACGCACGAACCGTAAGCGCAGTGGTCATAATTTAACAAGCACACGAATAGAACAACCCGCAGTTCAGGCGCAACCATCTCTCTCGGCCTCATATCCCGGCAGACCTCTCTGAATTCCAGATACTTAGAATCGACCCTTTTGGGTATGGCTTCGGCCAAGAGGCTCCAATGACAAACCACGCCTATTACGCCATTCATTACATGAGGAACGGAGAGCCTGAGCATTTCATAACGACTGCGACAGAGTTCAGCGAAGAAGAAGCAATTCGCCTGGCTGCAAGTCACGCGGGCCAAGGATCAGATGGCCGCATAGATTGCTGCCTATCGAGAGACGCAATGCTGCTTGAGGCTGGGAAACTAGGCGTTACCCAGGTTCGCTGGAACAAAGCTGGTTAG